CAGGTCTTGGCTCAGATGTATCAATTTCTTCTTCTTCTCCATTGTCTTCAACCGTGATATCCATGCCGGAGCAAGGAACAAATCGGCTTCCTTCGGGTGCAATCTCACACACTTCAAGTTGTTCTGCAAGGTCACGCGGGCGTGGAATCCTGAATTCAGAATTTGGAAAGGATGAATAGACTCGGACATTGACAGTTGTAGTGTCATCCCCTGTGACAAGAGGGGACAAGACAGCAAAATGGAAAGATCCTAAAACTGCTGCAGGTTCACGGGTGTTCAAAAACTCACGAAACCACTGAAACGGTACACGGATGGTCGTGTTGGTGTTTGTATTTGGGGCCAGAGTTACGTGTGTTGTGGCTGTGAAGTTTGGAAGTTGCACTCCAGACTCGGTCAGAGGCATCCAATAGCAAACAAGAAGACCTTGCTGAAAGCGGGTTCCAGAGACTTGGATTGTTAATTTAACATCTCCTTTCCAGAAAACAAAGTTGTTGAAAGGCATGTTCTGAATGTTATTCGTTGAATTCTCCTCAAGAATTCCAAAAGGTGCAAAGAGGGTGGGTCCAATTTCAGTTCCTTTGGTGTCTGTTGTTGACCAGTCAAAGTCAGTTCGAAAGATGGTTGATTCAGTTCCAAAAGTGAGGTTCATCTTTGAGTCCACAACGGCGGTTTGTTCTCGAGTTTGCATACGAGGATTGACGACACTGGTTCCGTGGAGTTCTTGGAATTTAACTAAACCTTTTGAATTCTTGTCAGCAACACCACTGGCGGGAAGGAGATCATAAACTTTGCGATTGAAGACAAGGTCTCGTAATTCTGAGGGGTCAACACGTGGTGGTGGTGTGTGGCCTTCTTCCTCAAAGGCTTTGGATACGAGGTTGTACATTCGATCGTAATATTCATCTCCCCATCCAGCAGAGTGGGCTAACATAACTTCAGCTTCTCCATAAGAGGTGTAGTCAGTTGTTCGGGTCCAGTGAAAGCTTTCTTCGATGATTTCTTTCTTCAAAACTCCTACCCATCTTCCTTCATACTTCATTGGTTGGGTGCCTAAAAAGGTTACGGTTTCAAGGGTTTTGTAATCGGGATTTTCATCGGCATACTTGTCATCAGAGGTGTAATTGAGGCCAAAATAGGCCCTCATGTCAGCCATGATGTCGGCATAGGTCCAATCAATATTGTCTGAGATGGTAAAGACGTGGTCATCACTGTGAACAGTGAGAGCTACGTGATCGTCAAAGGTCAGATTTGGGAACCTTTTACCAAAGCAGTACCTGATGTAAGCTTCGTCCACGATGGAATTTTCGATTGAGGTGAACATTTTTCCACTAGCTTGAGCTGCCTTGTAGAGGACAATAAGATTGTCGATTTGCAAGGGTGATTTGTTTTGGGTTTCCTTGAACCAGTCACAAACTTGACCGGGAACGGGGTGAACACAAATGGAATCGTTGAGCTTGATTAGTCCGTCGTAAGTCATTTCTTGGATGTCCTGATTAAAACACCGGTCAAAACCAGAGTAATCTCCGGCTAAGGCACGGGTTCCCATCTTGGACATACGTGTGAAGTATTGGTCAAGGTCAAAGGAGGCTGGATTAGCTCCAATGAAGATGTTTGTCTTGGCGGCATTTCGGTTAATGAGACCTTGCATGCGACCAAAGAACATCCTTGAAATGACTAAGTCCACGACAGAACCACAATAAATAATTCGGCTCTTCTTCTTGTTAGCTTTTTCGGCAAGGATAAGCTCATCCTTCATGTAGCCGATCCAGCGCGTTGATTCGTAGTTTTGGTTCATGATTGATTCAAGTCTTTGTCCTAGTAGATGCCTAAAGAGATTTGAGACGTGGACGTTTCCGGATTCATCAATTGAGAAGAAATCCTTCTTTCCACGTTGTTTGCGGGCCCAGACATAGGGATATCCAGGTGATGTTGTGAGATTGACGCGGGTTACTTCGCCGGGGATTCCAGCAATTGCTTCTTCGACAGTCAGCCATTCGTGTTTCTCCGTTCCTACTGCTTTCTTCAAATTCCAAATAGTATCTTCGATGACGTCGCCCATTAGGACTCGGTCAATTTCAGGACCTTCGAATTTTGATACCTCTTTGATGGTGTTGAGGATAATATCATCTTCTTCGCTGAGGCGTTTGTCTTTACGGCTTACATAAC